TATGGGATCAAGGCTATGAAGTGTTTCATAACTGTGGATGTGATGGTGCAATTGATTTGATTGCAATGGCTGAAGATGGTACAATAGTATTGATTGATGTTAAAACTGCCAGACCCGGACATAATACATCTTGGGGTACGAACAGTTTATCAGATAAACAAAAGGCATTAGGTGTTAGGAAACTAATCTTTAATGCAGAAACACGTGAATTATTTTTTGTAGAGCATCGCCATGAAAAAACTAGTATTGGACATCGAGACGAACACCACACACAGTACGATTTGGTGTTGTCTGACTCAGGATGTTGAAACAGGAGAATCAATATGTCATACGGAAGCATCCACTCTTGCGCCTCTGGTAAAGGAGTACGATCAAATCATCGGTCACAATATCATTGGTTTCGATGCGCCAATGTTACGGAAGCTTTGGAACATTGGGACACCGAAATCGAAAGCGGTAGACACCTTGATTCTTTCAAGGCTTTTGAATCCACAGCTAGACGGAGGACACAGCCTAAGAGCTTGGGGGTTGCGTCTGAAGAATACTAAGATAGACTTTGAAGACTATGATGGAGGTCTTACAGATGAAATGGTTGAATACTGTCGTCAAGACGTGGCTCTCACTGCTGATCTCTATTTGCACCTCATGTCAGAGCTTAATAAGTGGAAAGACCCAGAGCAAAGTATACTACTGGAGCACGACATCGCAATCATTTGCAGACAGCAAGAGAGAGACGGTTTTAAACTGGATGTACCTAAAGCTTCAGTGCTTAAAGCTAAACTGTCAGATAGAATGGGAATTATTGAAGATCAGGTTCAAGCAGTATTCCCGCCGATTGTTGAAGAGCGTTGGTCTGAGAAAACAGGAAAGCAACTGAAGGATAAGGTGACCATATTCAATCTCGCATCACGTAAGCAGATTGGCGAGCGCTTGATAAACTTAGGATGGAAACCTACAAAGCACACAGAAAAGGGACAACCAATTGTTGATGAATCCACTTTAGAGACTGTGGATATTCCTCAGGCTCAATTGATTGCAGAATACTTGATGATACAGAAACGTGTTGCCATGATTGATAGTTGGCTAAAACATGTGGATAAGGATTCAGATCGTGTTCATGGTGGAATCATTACTAATGGTGCTGTCACCGGACGAATGACGCATCGCAATCCTAATATGGGTCAGGTTCCCTCAGTCAATAAACCATATGGTCAAGAAATACGATCACTATGGACTGTTGATGATGGTAATGTATTAGTTGGCACGGATCTTGCAGGTATTGAGTTAAGATGTCTTGCACATTACATGCAGGATGATGAATGGACAGAGGAACTTTTAAATGGCGACATCCATCAAAAGAATGCTGACGCCGCAGGTCTTACAAGGCCACAAGCTAAAACCTTGCAGTATGCAGTCCTTTACGGGGCAGGGCCAAGGAAGGTTGGTAGTATTGTTGGAGGCGGGGCGAAAGAAGGGAATGAAATTTTATTTCGTTTTTATCGTAACACCCCTAAGTTACAACAACTTATGGAGAAAGTTGCGAGGTTGGCGGCAAAAGGGTATGTACCGGGCTTGGATGGTAGAAGAATATTGGTCAGATATGATCACGCCGCACTCAACAGCCTCCTTCAAGGATGCGGTGCTATTATTGCAAAGCAATGGTGCATTGAAGCGCACAAAGTCTTCAGGGAAAGACAGATCCCTGTCAAACAGGTTGCGTTTGTCCATGACGAAATACAGATTGAAACATCGGAGAGATACGGTGAAGAAGTTGCATCAATCATGGTGCAAGCGGCCTCACAAGCCGGGACTGCCTTGGGCTTTCGATGCCCAGTAGACGCAGAAGCAAAAATAGGTAAAAATTGGTTTGACACACATTAAAAGTGTGTTATAATATTAGTATACCACCAACAGAGGAGAATGGTATGGAAAACACTCAACGCATTAAGGTCAAAGCAGATGTCATGTGGGCATACTTAGATAAGCCTAATGATATGTCTGGTAAATATCAGGTTGACCTGTGCAATCTTTCTGATAGTGCAGTCGGTGCGCTAGAAGGCATGGGCGTTACTGTCCGTCAGAAAGAAGACAAAGGGTACTTCATTACCTGTAAGTCTACTAATCCTATCCGTGCTTATGATCGTGACGGTGATGTCATTGAAGGCATTTCAATCGGCAATGGTTCCAAAGCTGTGGCTATGATCGGAACCTATAGTTGGACTTTTAAGAACAAGGAAGGTACTTCACCTTCACTTAAAAAGCTTGTTGTCGATGAATTGGTAGCCTATGAAGGTGATCCAGTCACGGAACAAATGGACGATGACGACGAAGTTTTATAATGTGTCACGCCCTAATTGATGCCGACATCCTCAACTACCGCATCGGCTTTGCCACAAATGAGGAAGCTGAGAGTGTTGCCATCAGGACTATGGCAGGGTTCTTAGAGGATTTACTCCTCTTTGACCTGCCTGAAGTTCAGACATGGGAACTGCATCTCACAGGGAAAAACAACTTCCGAAACCAGTATGCAGTGACTGTGCCTTACAAGGGCAATCGTACATCTGAGAAGCCTGTTCATTACCATTTACTAAGAGAATATTTAAGTCTTTCTTGGGGTGCTACAATCAATGAGGGAATTGAAGCAGATGATATGCTTGCCATACGTGCTACAGAACTTGGAGATGAAAGCATCATTGTAACGCTTGACAAAGATTTAAATCAAGTTGAAGGATGGCATTATAATTTTGTCAAGAAAACCAAATACTTTGTAGATAAAGATGAGGGGCTTCTCAACTTTTATAAACAATTTTTAACAGGAGATGTTGTCGATAATATCAAAGGTGTTAAAGGAATTGGAGAAGCAAAAGCGGATAAGTTATTGAGAGATAAGACAGAAGCAGAAATGTGGGGTATCATTGTAGAGAAGCTTGGTGAAGACCGGGCATTAGAAAATGGACACTTACTGTATATGTTAAGGACTCGTGATGACTTCTTTCAACCACCGGAACTTGGTAGCTAAACACAGTGGCAAGTTCAACAAAACCAAGGTCTACAAAGACCGTAAAAAGGAGCAAAAGAGGGGCTACCAAAAGCACCGGGATTTCACCGCAATCAGCAAAGGCCAAAGGAAGGAGACTACAGCAAGCTGTTCGTGATAATATCCTGAGTGCTTTCCCTTCTCTTGAACCAGATGACGTTCGTAGCACTTCAATGGGTGCAGGTGGAGAAGATGTACAGTTAAGTCCTGCGGCAAGAAAACTATTTCCATATTCTGTGGAGTGTAAGAATCTTGCAAAGATCGCAGTATTCAATTATTATGAACAGAGTCAAACAAATGCAGGTTCTTCTGAGCCTTTAGTGGTTATCAAACAGAATAGATCAAAACCACTTGCAGTTGTAGACTTTGATCATTTCATGGAATTAGTTAAGAGGTGCAAATGACAGCAAATAGTAAGCAAGTCGGAGGGGATCATTACACAAGGCAAGATATTCAACCTTGGGAATATATGCAAGCTGTAATGACTAAAGATCAATTTGAAGGGTTTATTTTAGGCAATATAATCAAATACATATCCAGATATCAAGAAAAAGGAGGCAAAGAAGATTTACAAAAAGCCTCCCATTACCTTGACAAACTGTTAGAAATAGTGTAAAATAGTAGGTTCGGTATGACGTTACATGACCTAACAGAAAAGCTAAAAAAAGTAGAAGAGGTCACGCTCATGGAGATCCTTGAGATTTCATCAGAGGAACTTGTTGACCGATTTCTTGATAAAATAGAAGAAAAATTTGATGTACTGGAGATAGACTTTGATGACACAATATCTTGGGATAACGATTGATTATGAAAGAGACTTTAGACTTAGTGATCAAGCAATTAAGCTCATGCATGACTACTATATGCTTGAGCATGAAGAAAGTCCTCAGCAAGCCTTTGCACGTGCTTCAGTGGCTTACTGCGATGGTGACCTCGATTTTGCACAACGTATTTACGACTATGCTAGTAAAGGTTGGTTTATGTTTGCGTCACCTGTGTTGTCGAACGCACCTGAACATGGCAGAGACAATCGGGGCTTGCCTATTAGTTGTTTCCTTACTTACGTGGGGGACAATCTTGATAGCCTTATTGAGCATAACGCTGAAGTAGCATGGCTTTCCGTAAAGGGCGGCGGTGTGGGCGGTCACTGGTCAGACGTGAGAGGTATTAGCGACAAAGCACCCGGCCCCATCCCATTCATGAAAGTGGTGGACGCTCAAATGACAGCGTACAAACAAGGGAAGACACGGAAGGGAAGTTATGCCGCATACATGGATGTCAGTCATCCAGATATTGAAGAATTTGTCAACTTTAAAGTAGCGACTGGTGGTGACATCAATCGCAAGTGTTTTAATTTATTTAATGCTGTGAATCTCACAGATGAATTTATGGAGAGTGTAATCAATGACACAGAATGGAACCTTATCGACCCAAGTACAGGAATTGTTAGAGATACAGTCAAAGCTCGTAAGCTGTGGCAACGAATC